ATGCAAAAGGCAAAGGATCAAAAGCTACTCTAGGTATGCTCAAAGCTGTTTATCGTCGCGGCGCTGGCGCTTTCTCAACAAGTCACGCACCAAAAATGAGTCGTCACGGCTGGGCTATTGCTAGAGTAAATGCTTTCTTGACGCTTCTCAGAACGGGAAAGCCTGCTAACTCAGCCTATACACAAGATAACGACTTACTTCCAAAGGGGCATCCTAAGAAATCTAAAGCGGCAGAATACCAAGGCCGGAAGGTTAAGCTGGGTAAACCTTTCCTGACCCCAAAGGGTCCAAAGAAAAGGTCTGTTTATGTTAAAAATGAAAAAGGTAATGTAGTAAAGGTGAACTTTGGTGATCCTAATATGAAAATTAAAAAGAGCGATCCAGCTAGACGTAAAAGTTTTCGCGCCCGTCATAAGTGCGATTCAAGTCCCGGTCCTAGATGGAAAGCTAGATATTGGTCTTGCAAATTCTGGTAGTATAATCTATAATATAGTTAGCTGGATTCAGAGTGTCATACAATTCAATATTGTGTTCATCCCATCATCCAGCGCCGTATTATTAGACTATAACTTAGGAAACATTGAATGATAAATTTGATTGCACCCATAAATACTTTGGGTTACGGGGTAGCGGGATACAATATACTTAAAGAATTATACAAGATAGATAACTCTGTATCCCTCTATCCTATTTCTCAGCCGCAAGATTTTGAAAGCGAAGAAATTTATGCGGCGATACAAAATCAAGAAAAATGTCTTACTGACAGACCATGTGTAAAAATATGGCATCAAAATGATCTAATGACCAGAGTAGGAACTGGTAAGTATATAGGTTTTCCTATCTTTGAACTAAATAGATTTAACATAAAAGAAATAACGAGCCTTCATCACTGTGATAAAATATTTGTTTGCTCTAAATGGGCTAAACAGATAATCTTAAAAAACCTACATAATGCAAAATTTAAAGATGAAGATGTGCATGTTGTGCCTCTAGGTGTTGATAATAATATATTCTCACCATCAGCCGTTTCAGGAAGAAAGTCTACTGTATTTTTTAACTGCGGTAAATGGGAAAAAAGAAAAGGTCACGATATACTTCTAGAATGCTTCAACAATGCCTTTTCTGAGAATGACGATGTGGAACTATGGATGATGTGTGATAATCCATTTATAGGAGAGGGTAATAAGAATTGGCAAGACCTCTATAAAAATTCTAAGCTAGGAAGCAAAATAAGAATTATACCAAGGCAGAAAACTCATCAGGATGTAATGAGCATCATGAGGCAGGCTGATTGTGGTGTATTCCCCTCAAGAGCAGAAGGTTGGAATCTTGAACTATTGGAAATGATGGCTATGGGCAAGCATGTTATTACCACTAATTACTCTGCGCATACAGAGTTTTGTACACCTGTAAACTCAAGACTAATAAATATTGACAATCTAGAAACGGCTTTTGATGGAGTGTTTTTTGACGGCAGAGGGGGGATGTGGGCAGAACTTGCTCAAGAACAAAAAGATGTCACAATAGAATACATGAGAGATGTTCATACATTAAAACAAGATGGACAACTTACTATAAACCAAAACGGTATAGATACGGGAAAACAATTTAGTTGGAAAAATTCAGCACAGGAGTTGATAAATGGATTATGATTTTAATGATGTAGACCTTACACCTAGACAAATACTAAATCTTTACAAGGACGGATTTGTAGGTAGTGTCTGCGATCCAGAAGACACCGCTGCTCTCTTGGGGGAGCTTGCTACTCCTGTTTTTGGGGCGGCTGCCCATAGTCTATATGGTTCTGGAAAGGGGGAGTTAAGTCTACCTTTTAAAGCATTATTAGAGTTTGATCCCGGCTTTGGCCCTTCTGAAAAACAAACTACCGGAGATTGCGTTTCTCATTCGACTAGAAATGCTGTAGATATTACTCGCGCAGTAGAAATTAAAAACGGAGACAGAGAGGACTTTGTTGCTCGCGGTGCAACGGAGGCTATATATCAATCGAGAAGTCATTCAGGGCAAGGTATGACTTGCTCTGGTGCTGCTAGATATGTTCATCAAAATGGTGGAATACTAGTAAGAAAGAACTATGGAGATGTAGATTTATCTAAATATAATTCTAGTTTAGGTGCAAGAAAAAAAATACCAAATAATGTGTATAAAACAGAGGCGCAAAAGCACCAAGTGAAAACTATATCTAACATTAGAACAGTGGAGGAAGCTAGAGATGCGTTGGCTAATGGCTATGCTCTTTCTGTATGTTCTGGGTACGGTTTTTCTTCTAGAAGGGATAGTAATGGTCTCGCCAAGAGATCTAGCGGTTGGAATCATGCTATGTCTTGGATCGCTTGTGATGATACACACAAAAGATTGAAAGAGACTTTGTTTTTAGTTCAAAATAGCTGGGGCAAATGGAACAGTGGACCGAGGGTATTGGGACAACCAGAAGGAAGTTTTTGGATCAGGGAAAAGGACGCTAGAGGTATGTTATCGGGCGGTGGCGGCTGGGTATTTAGCGATGTAGATGGATTCCCTGCCAGAAAAATAGATTGGTCAATCAGCGAGGTATTCTGATGAACACACAACAAAGAGCGGTAGTGGGTGCTATATTTATAGCTGGTTTTATTTTTTTTCAAAGTAAACCAGCAGAGTCGTTGACAACGAGCGATATACAACCTATAATTGATAGGACGAGCGAGGCATTTGACATGGCTCAGGCTAAGGTTTTTAATGTTGTCCCTGACGACGACGACAAACCTCTTGGTCCAGATCCAGATGTCAATAAGTGCATTTGTAAAGGTACTGGGAAAATAATTCAAGGCGATGGTCATACAACAAATTGTCCGTATCACTCCGTCTCTAGTCCTCCTCCTGTGGTAGATAAAGCAAAAGAGACCAAGATAAACGAGGTCGAGGTAATAGAGATGGGAACACATTGTCCTGCGACAATTTTAGAAAATCAAAAAAAAAACTACCGAAGACCCCTGCTATGGTTCTTGCGGATGAGGTAAAAGTAAAACCAAGAGTAAAACAGGTTTTATTTTTTACAGCAAGCTGGTGTGGCCCGTGTCAGCAATGGAAAAAAACAGAGTTAGCAAAATTTAAAACTAATCCTAAATGGAAAATATCAGAAAAAGCAGACGCGATGATAAGGATTGTAGATATTGACAAGCCATCAAACAAGCAGCTTATGTTTAGTAAGAAAACAAGATCAGTTCCAGAGTTTGTTTTGCTTGTAAATGGAAAGTATGATTCTCATAAAGTGGGTTTTCAGTCTGCGGAAACCATAGGAAATATGTATAATAAGAAGTAGTGTTTACGCCCTTCGCTAGAGGGGGTTTTTAAAAATTTTAATTTGGAGTATGTTATGGATAAATTGAAGTCTTTGGGTAAGTCTCGTAGGTTCTGGGTTTCGGCAATTGGTCTTGCCGCTGTTGTTGCTTCTGATCTTTTTGGAGTGGAATTGAATCAGGAGCAGCTACTTGGTATCGTTACCATTGTTGCAGCTTGGGTTATTGGTGATACGGTCAGAGAAACTAAATAATAGGAATGTAAAATGGGTGAACTTAGTACAGTACAGTTAATTTTTATTGGTATAGGTATCCTTATAGCAGTCCCAGCTTTGCTGGATATGTTTAAAGGGTTGTCTATTCCTTCTCTAAATAGTTCTGCCAAGAAGGCAAAACTATCTTCTACGGTTGTCCAGTGGGAGGCTCTTTACAATTCATGTAAAGATTTGTGCCTTATGGACGCTTGTAAAAAGCTTGATGAGACGTTTCCTTTGCTTGTAGAAAGAGATAAAAATTGTTTACAAAAGGAGGATGAAATTGAAATCCTCAACGATTAGAACTGCTTTAGGTTTGCTTGTTGTTCTTGTTGGTTTATTTTTGCCTCAAATTCAGGAATGGATTCCTGATTTGGTCCCAGACAATCCTAAACCCGCTATAACCATAGAAGAACCTACGCAGGAAATAAAAGATAAAACACTAAAGGTTGCAGAAAAAGTTACCGATACTAAGGATAGGCTTGAGCTTTGCGTTTTTAATAAAGTGTTTTCAGAAAGGATTTTACAATATGACACTGATGTTCAGCAGGTAAACGACATTTATACCGAGTCTGGAAAAATACTATTTAAAGATTCCCTAAAGGGTAAGTACGATGGATACGGTTCGGGCGTTATATCTTTAATATCAGAAATTACAGGAGTCGAAAATCATGAATTAACGCAGTCAGAAAAGCAGCAAATTAGCCAAGTGTTTTCTGGACTCGCTTGGAACCTGTCTCAATGAAAGTAAAGATAACATTTATAATATTAAAAAAAGACAATAACATAAGTGTAACAAACGATTCACACTTAAAAGTTTATCTTAGTGACGAATATTTGTTTCCCAGTAAATATATATCTACAAAAAATGAGTATGATACACTTAAAGAAATCTCAGAACATCATTTAAATATTGATTTTGATTGGATTAAAAAAGATCTTTTCAGTTTTGAGGTCTTGAATAATCAGGAATGTGAGGTAATATACCTAGCGCGTCTTCCTCAAATAAACGAAGCAGAAAAAACCGGATCTTTTTACACCCTGTCAGAACTTTCAGACATAGGAATTGAATTAAAGTCAAATTATGAAAGAGCAATTTTCAAACGAGGAAAATCACCTGTCGGATGGTAATCCTATATGCCAGCTTTTAGTTTACACAGAAGAAGATGGCAACATATATTTTACATGTGACTGGGAAAATTCGGATGACGCCATAACATCCATAGGCGCTATGTTATATCGCCTTTCAGAAGGTGAATTGATAGAAGAAATTATGGATAATTTGAAGTCGCAATGCGTATTAGAAGATAGAGAAAAAGACTACGAAAAGATATCTAATCTGTACAACAACTTAAAGTCGCTAAAGCGGTCTGTAGAGGAGTTGTCAGAGGATAGCGTAGTGGTCAACCCGATAGATGCAACTACCTTTTAATCCTACGAGGCTATTATGTCAGGTCACAAAAAAATAGCTTGGGAAAGCTGGAACGCTAAAGTTGATATTATTTCTTCCATAGAACCTATGCAACAAATGGAAGAAGAGGAGTATGAAGTAGATCAGTTATCCCAATTCCCAATAGATCCCGGCTTTATTTTAGAACAACAAAGAGTGTTATATACTCCTATAGGCCCATATCCAGAAGAATCAATGCTAAAACCTTCTGATAGATGGGACTGCTGGATCGGATATACTAATTTTCCAGTAACAAATAACATTTCTAAAATTTTAAACAAAGAAGTAGAAGGTATTGAAGCTTTAAAAATACTGGGAAAATATTCTTTTTTCATAGGTGTCGCAAAACTATTTGATATATCTGATGTTAGAAAGTCTATAGAGGAAAATCTTTGTATTTATACAGAAAGCGAAGTACTATCAGATGAAGAAACTCAAGAAACCGTAGACTTGGTAAAGGATCAACTTAAAAATAATAAATTTTGGTCTATTTTAGTTTCCCCGGAGGGAAAGGTTGAATATATAGTTTCTGACTGCATGGACAGATTGTATTTAGATGGTCTAAATAATTTGATTGAACGTAAGAACAAGATTGGTGGCATCATACTTAGGAGCCAAGATGGATAAAGATATTGAAAACTACTTGAAGGACAAGAATATTCTTAATATTATGAACAAGGTTTCATTTCCCTACAAAAATAATATTGATCATGATGAAATTGACTCTATAAAAATGGATATTTTATGGAGTTGTATAAAAAAATATGATTCTACTAGAGGATCTAAGTTTACTTCATATCTCTATCAACAGCTTTCTTTCGCTTTCAGAAGTAGAGTCAAGAAGAAAAAAAGAGAGTATTCTAGTGATTACGTAGAAGATAATACACCATGCTTAAAAACTCAGTCGGATATGAATTGTTATGATATTTTAGAAGGATTGCCGCAAGACATTTCATATATCATAAAGCAAAGATTTATGGAAAACATGACCATGAAAGAAATAGGAAGCGCTAATGGTTATAGCAGAGAAACCGCCAGAAGAAAACTCTTAAAAGCAGTAAAAATATGTAGAGAAAAAAACAAGATTCAAATATGATTTGTGTATATAAACTTGGACTCGGACTAATAGTGTAGGATACATGGAAAATATAAATATTTATAACACGGAGAATGTTTAATGCCTGTTTCTACACAAGCTGACTATCTTAAAAACACGACTGGCGGAGCGTATGTCGCCCAAAAAGAAGGTGGTACTGTTCTAGGTAATACTACCACAGGTGCAGTAATTACTAAATCTTTGTCTCTTCTGGATAATGGCGCTCCTTTTACCGCCACTCTACCTTCCGAAAGAGCTAATGGATTGGTTGCTAATCAGAAGGTTCTTTCTGGTGGTACTTTCGCTTATTCTGTTGCCGGTCAATATGTTATTCGTACAATTAGCAGCACTTTGTCCGGGGTTGCTAGTACCACTATGCTTATACCTTCGCGAGCTATTGATTCTACTCCTCCGATTGCTAAGTTTAGACATGACTTTGGTGCAGATACAACCAGCCTTATGAGAAAAAATCGTTTCTCGCGCGTTGGTTATCTAAACAACGGAAATAAACTCACCTCAAGAAGATTGTGGCTTAACGCTGCTGGAACGGCTGCTGCTGTTCCTTCGACCTTGACTGGGGGTTTTATGTATGATATCGCTGACGGTAATGCTACTAATATGGCTGCTGACAGCGCAGCAGAGCCTAGCCGCGCTGTTCCGGGTGAGCTTGTAATGAAGGTTGACTTCGTTACTCTTACTGTTGCTTCTGGCGGTGACTTCTTCGACTACAAACCAATTACTGGTATGTAGAAAATAGTTAAGGTTGGTTTTAACCGAGGGGCGGGGTGTGTCTCGCCCCTCTTTTTATATACATAGAGGAAACTATCATGAGCGAAGCATGGAGTTTGACAAGAGATATAGCAGAAGTTATAGGAATGTTTTTAGTTCCAGTTATGGCTTGGGTCATGTACACTATATTAAGTCACGGAAAACAAATTATAATTCTGGAGGAAAAGGTGAACGATTCCCTAAACAGAAGAATGGCATCCATAGAAGAAAAAGTAGTTGGGATGGAAAGTAAAATAGAAAACAAGATAGATGGTCTTGAAAAAAATGTGGTAGAGTGTAAAATAGCTATCAACAATAACGCCAGCAATCTTAACTCTATAGGTAACTCTATATCAAATAAGTTTGATACTTTGATAGATAAAATTGAGGATATTAGATGAGCATAAAGTCTGTAATCATCAGAGAAATAATGGAAGAATTTGGAGTTACCCAAGAAATGGTAGACAAAGTAAAATCTGTTATTGATAATATTGATGTACAGAAATTTGATAACAGAACTATAATAAGCATAAAGACTAAGAATATATCAGTAGTTATAGATAAGGAATAGTTATGCCAACAGGTTTAGGTGATGAAATATTTTGGATGTGTCCAAGCCTAGAGTCAAATCCCGTAGACTTATCTCCTAGCGCTAGAACGCTAACATTAAATAATGGAGCGGCCCTAGTCAACGATTCTAGCGAAGGTGGGTCTAAAGCATATCAGTTTGATGGCTCAGACGATACTATAACTACCACCACGATTTGGGGTGCTGGATTAAGAAGACTTTCTTGGTCTATGTGGTCTTATAACAATCATGGCGCTAGCGATTATAGCAGCGGCCCCTTCTATGAAACAACAGGAGTGAGCGGGGGTACTGCTAGTGTTTATGTAAGATTAAATGGTCAACATTCAAATCCAAGACAATACTTCTGTGGAATACAAGGTACGTTAGATTCTGGTGGGTTTGGAAGTATCGCAGGCCCAATTATCCAAACACTTGCCGATGCCATAGCTGCTGGATGGCAACACTGGGCATTTGTTTGGGACGATACGACTGCGTACACCTATGTAAACGGAATTTTAATAACCACCCAAGCAACAAATCCCGGAGTAACAACTTTTAAATATGGAAATCCTGTAACTTTTGGACGAGGGTTTACCTACTTCAATGGCAAAATAGACGACTTTAGAGCTTATGATCATGCCATATCACAATCGGAAATAGAACACCTTGCTTCTGCTCGCGGAGTATTGGGAGAACCGGGTGGTGCGCACGTTCACAGAACTTTATTAGGAGTAGGATGATGCCAACAGGTTTAGGTGATGAGCTATGCTGGATCTCTCCTACTATAACGGGAGACGGAAATGACATCTCTGGAAACGGTTACGATGCAACCTTTTTCAATGGAGCTAGCGTGGTGAGCCAAGCAGGAGCGGGTGGAACAAAGGCTGTTTCTTTAGACGGTACTAATGATTACTGTCAAATAGATGGAGATATATTTGGTCCTTCTGTTATTAACAACCAACTTAAAGGTCTCAGTGCAAATTTTTGGGTCAAGTACAAATCTTGGAATTTTGATTACCATTGGCTTTGGGGGCAAAGGGCTGATGGATCTTACAAAAAGGGTTATCAAATAGCTATACGGGGCGACTTATCTTCTTCGCCAAGAACTGGACAATTTATGTTTGCTCATTATCAACCAAACGATCAAAGATACTATGAAAACTTTGATCTTTCAACCGTAGACGAAGAAGACTGGATGCACCTTTCTCTAAACAAAAATCAAGGAGAAATTCCTAATGCTTCTAGTACAAGATTTTACCTAAACGGAAACGAGATTACGGCAACGTCCACTGGTGGAACATACCCAACCACTATAAATAGTTTCTATACGTATTCTACTTCTACCGATGTAAGATTTG